GACTGGGTGGGATTGTGTTACGCTTGCATCGTTGGTGGTTAAGCGCAATGGCAGGGGAGGAATCCCGGTGCGGCGTAGGATTGGGGATTCTCGGTCGTCATCAGACAAGCCTTCTGGGTGAAAGGCCCCCGGAGCCAAACAAGACAAAAGGACTTAACCATGAAAAAACCACCTCGTCACATTCTCGGCTATCTTAAAGACCCAAACACTTGGGACGCATCGACTTTTGAAACGGCCATCCGTAACGAAGTTGAGGGTTCGACTGGCCCATTGACGGCATCGGACGAATTGCTGATTGGCATCTTGGTTATCACGGTGGACAGCTTTTTGACGGCTCACATCAACATTCAATCTGAAGGGCATTTGTACCAATACAACAGTGGCGAAGCGCCAAGTGCTTGGTACAAGATTCGCACGGAGTCGCTGGATAAGGCGGTCAAGATATTGGCCGAACTTGCATTGGTGGCCCGTGGCCGTCCAAAATTCAGCAGCAAAGTGAGCGATGTAGATGAATTATTCGCCACAGCTTGAGTCTGCCTTTCAGTATGCAGCAGGTGTAACTCGGGGCGATATTCAGGCATGTGAGGATGTGAAGCTGGCTTGCCAGCGGTTTCTCGACATGGTGGAGCGCAGGGATGCTCCCTATGAATTCATTGCCGAAAAGATTGAGCATGTCCTACGGTTCGTAAAGTTCTGTAAGCATGTCAAAGGCCCGGACGCCGGGAAGCCAATTGAGTTGCAGCCATTCCAGATTCTCTGGTTGGCAGGGGTCTATGGACTCCGTGCCAAGGGAGATGTGACGACCCGGTGGGTGACAGACGTAATTTTGTTTGTGCCGCGCAAATCTGGGAAGACAACCCTTGCTTCTATTGTGTCGCTGTACGAATTGCAGTTTGGCGATGCTGGCGCTGAAGTGTTCACTTTGGCTACCAATCGGGAACAGGCGACCATTTGCTTTGACTCGTCCAAAGCAATCATTGAGGCGATGAAACAGGAGTTCCAGTCCAAGTTCATTGTATACCGCAATGAGTTGAAAAAGGCTGGCGACTCCACTTCTACTTACCGCGCTCTGTCTCGGGAAAACCGCAAGACTGGTGACGGCAAGAACCCGTCTGTCGCCATGATTGACGAAGCTGCCCAGATTACCGAACGAGGCTCCATCGAGGTTTTGCACTCTGGTATGGGTGCGCGTAAGAACCCGTTAAGGATGTACCTGACCACGGCCAGCTTTACCAAGGACACCAAGTTCTATGAGGACTTGAGCCATTTGCGCTCTGTGCTGCGCGGCGAAGCTCCAGACAATTTCCGTTGGTTCGGGTTGCTGTACGGCATCGACCCCGGTGACGAATGGTCAAATCCTGACGTATGGGGTAAAGCAAATCCCATGCTCGGCATTTCGGTCACCAAGTCGCACATTCAGCACATGGCAGAGGAGGCATCGGCCAAACCTGCCAGTTTGAACGAGTTTTTGTGCAAGCAATTGAACATCTATGTGTCGGCCAACTCTGCTTGGATTGATAGGCGATTTTGGGACGAATCGGCTGCGCCCATGCCAACTGATAAGCCAGAATCGACTTTCATGGCATTTGACTTGGCGCACAGTCGAGATTTGAACGCCGTCTGTACCTTGCATCGTTACAGTGAAGAAAACTTCTATGCCAAGTTCCAATTCTTTCTACCGGAAGAATCAATGGACTTCATCCCCAACCATTACCTGCCAATTTATCAGCAAGCCATCTCGACTGGCATATTGAAGTTGACTCAGGGCAACGTCACGGATATGGTGGAGATTGAGAATTACATCCAAAACCAATGTAAGGAACACGATGTCAAGGAAATCGGTTTTGACCCGTATAACGCTGCCGCTTTGGTTGCTAACCTTTACGGCCTCGGGCTACCTGTTAAAAAGGTGGGTCAAGGCATGGCAGTATTATCGAACCCGTCCAAGACAGCGGAACAGTTGATACTGAAGAAGGCAATTAAGCATGATGGCAATCCGTTCCTTGGGTGGCAAATCTCTAACATCGAAATATACGTTGATGTAAATGCCAATGTGAAACTGAGAAAGAACGAGGCCGACCCCTCTGCCAAAGTAGACGGGATTATTTCGATGATTATGGCTTTGCACTGTCATTTGGATAACGCATTTGTGGGAGAATCATTTGGCTTTAGGTCGCTAGAGTGGTAAAGTATGGAAAAATAGGAGTGAATCATGGGAATGTTTGATATTTTCAAGGGCAAAAAAGGCCCATCTGAAAGCAACACATTATTCGGCCAAACAGCCTTGGGTAACAACATTGTCTTTCAAGGCAATAATAAAGTCCCGAATGTAAACACTCAGATTCTGTACGTCACCACTGCCAGCACAACCAATGCTGGCCGTCCGGTCGATATGTCTGTGCTGACACGAAACAGCACAATCATGTCTTGTATTGGAGTTAAAGCCCGTGCTTTGGCTCAACTCAAAATCAACATCATGTGCGAGATGGATGATGGCAAATATGAAAATGCCGTCACAGGAACTGGTGTTGGTGCGCGAGATAAAGCCAAAGCCAAGCAAGTTGCCAAGTTATTGGCAAGCCCAAATAACTTTCAGAGCAAATATGAGTTCTGGTATCAGTGGTTGATGTGGTTGGAGCTTTCTGGCGAAGCCTTTACCTTGTGGTGGAGGAAAGACCAGAACAATTCAATGGAAACCCCATTGGAGATGTACATCATGGACAGCACACTGATTGCTGTGACCATTACGCCGACCCGCTACCCATCGTATCGCTTGTCCACTCCAAGCTACGGTTTTTCGCGTGATGAGCCACTGAAGTCGCACCAAATCATGCACGTTAAAGAAGCTGCGTGGCAAGGTTCTGCCGGTTTCAACAAAGGCATCTTGGCGACTGAGTTAGTGGCTCTTGACCAAGACATTGACCTGTACGCAAACTACGTTATGCAGAATGGCGCGAAGCCATCTGGCATGTTCACGACTGATGCGGTCATTCCTGATGGCAAGTTCAAGGAAATTGCAGCCCGTTTGAAAGAGACTTGGAACAATATGACTGGCTCTCGCCAAGCAGACCCATCCAAGCCCGGACAGTCGATGCTGCTTGACCAAGGCATGAAGTACACGCCGCTGACCATGCTTACCTTGCAAGATGCTGACGCTGCTGCTCTAAAAGAGCAAACCATGAAGCGAATTTGCGGTTTGTTTGGTGTGCCTCCAAGCATGATTGGAATCCATGACCAGAAGTACAACAATACTCAGACCGTGGTGGACGAGTTTTACAAAACCGCCATGTATCCAATGATTGTGAATATCCAAGAGAAACTGCAACAGCATTTACTCCAAGGTTATCCATCTCTGAAGGTTGAGTTTGACACCAAGGACTTTTTGAAGGGCGCTCCCTTAGACCAAATGAACTTTGCTGTTCAAGGTGTGTCGAATGGCATCTTGACTCCAAACGAAGCGCGTGAATATCTTGGCCGTGCCAATATCGAAGGCGGTGATGAATTGGTTAAGGATGCAAAAGCAGCCGACCCAATCACCGGAACATCGCCTCAAGATACTGGTGGCGGTGGCGGTAGTCAGAAGCGCAAAATGAATATCGGCAAGACCTGATAATATGACCGCAGATACAAAATATCTGGTAGTATTGGCAAAACAGGTCAAACGGCCTAAAATAAAGCTGCCTTTTATTGAAGGGCAACCCCCTAAAATACAAGACAATGACCAATCAATTGCTTTAGGGGCAATAAATGAAACAAATCCATCTAGTCTGCGAAGCCAAGCTCAACCTGACAGAAAAGTCTGCCAACGGGGAGCCGACTGGCAAGATTGAAGCCCGTATTACCACTTGGGGCGCTCGGGAAGGCGCTGATGGCCGTAAGTTCTTCTACACACCAGAAGGATTTATGGATTGGGCTGGCGAATTTGCTGAATCTGGCCGACCACTTCCAATGTTCGTTAATCACAATGCTGATGCTGTTCCCGTTGGTGAATGGACTCAGTTTGAAATGGACGAAACTGGCATGAACGCCACTGGCCGCTTGTATCTCAATACAACTCAAGGCTCCGACCTATATCAAGTAATGTGCGAATCTCCATCCATGTTTGGTGGAGTTTCTGTTGGCGCATTTGCTGAAGAATATCAGTGGGTCAAAGAAGATGGCACTCCATTCACAATGAGTTCCGCTGATTCAATGGATGAAGGTTATTTCCAGATTACCAAAGGTGGTCTGCATGAAACAAGTATTGTTATGTACCCAAACAACCCCGCAGCAGAAGTCAAGAAGCTGGAATACTTCCGTCCAGATGGCTCTGCTGATTTAAAAGTATTGGAAGAAGCCTTGCGGGATGCAGGTCTGTCCAAGCAGATGTCGGTTGCCGCCGCATCTGTATTCAAGTCGGTCATTGAGCAGCGTGATGCTGTGAAAGAGCCGATTGAAAGTGCGCCAAGTCAGAGCGATTCTGATGCGGAGGCAACCGAAGCGAAGATTCTCGCGGCTCTTGAGCAACGTGAACTTCTTAAACTCCTTGACACTCGCCTTAAAGGTTAATCATGTCTGACAAAATCATTGAAAAACTGGACTCTATCGAGTCTAAACAAGCTGAAGCAATTTCTGCTGTTGAAGCAAAAATCCCTGCTGCTGTTGAAGCTGTTAAAGCTGAAATGCAAGAGATGGTTTCTGCTTTGGAAGCAAAAGTTGCCTCCATTCAGATGCCTGAGTTCATCAAAGCTCCAGCTAAGACTGTGCGCGGCGATGTGAACCGTTCCGTCAAAGAACAACTGGCTACGTTCCACAAGAACGGCGGTCGTGTTGAGACTGAACTGAAAATGTTTGCTGACGAAAGCCAGTACGAAGCCTACATGAAAGAAGCCTCGGCTCTGACTGCTGGTGGTGACGGTAAAGGTGGTCGTACCGCTTATGACCCAGTGTTTGCTGCTCTGCGTTTGGCCAACCCCATGCGCGGTCTGTCTCGCACTGTTGCTACTGATGGCTCTAGCTATCAGTTCCGTGTGAAGACTGGCAATGCTGGTGCAACTTGGGGCTACCCAATCCAGAACAACGGTTCGCCTACAACTGAAAACACAAGCATCTGGCAATTGGTTTTGCAAGATGTGAACACTCAGTTCCCTATCCGTACCGCTGCTTTGGACGACATTGATGGTCTGGAAGCCAACGTGGTTGATGACATGCTGATGGAATTCGCTCAAGTCGAAGCCCAATCCATGATTCAAAACAACGACCAAACCGACACGCCTAACACCTACGGTGGTACTGCTGGTTTGCGTGGTCTTGACCAGTACGCTGGCGCTAACAGCACCTACGCTGGTGGCACTTGCTCTGTGGCTGCTTTTGGCTCGTCTGGTACTGGTTCTACCAGTGGTCTGCACAGCTTGGCAACTTATGACCAGTTGACTTCCAACGCCAACACTGTCGGTGCTGCAAACATCACCTACAAAGACGTTGTGAACTTCATCTATCAGTTGCCACAACAGTACTGGACTGCAAACGCTAAGTTCATGATTAACCCAATTTTGCTGTCGCAGATTCGTGGTTTGACTGACAGCAACGGCACTCCTGTGTTTGAGCGTATGTCGCCTCTGGAAACTGACGGTATTGTTGGTCGTCTGTTGGGCTTTGATGTTGTCGTGAACAAGTATGTGGACAACCCATCCCAAGCTACAACTGGCTCTGCTGGCACTTCTAGCCTGTACCCAATGTACTTTGGTGACTTCACTCGCGGCCACACCATCATTGACCGTTTGAACATGGTCATGCGCCGCTACGACCAGACATTGCCCGGTTACATCACCTTCTTTGGTGAGAAGCGTTTGGCAACATCGGTTCGCGACCCTAACGCCTTGGTGCGCTACCGGAGCACCGGGACAGCAACGTAAAGCTGGAAGGGGGAGCTTGCCTCCCCCTTTTGTTATGTTTTACACATACATTCATTTCAAATCTGATACCCATGAACCCTTCTACATTGGAAAGGGTCAAGGGAATCGTTATCTTGTAAAGACAAAGCGAAACAACTACTGGAACAATGTTGTTTGCAAGCACGGCTTTACTTCTGAAATTTTATGTAGGTGGAATACAGAACAAGAAGCATTGGAGCATGAGAAATTCTTGATTCAATGCTTTAAAGATGTTGGCGCTGATTTGGTTAATTTGACTGATGGCGGCGAAGGAACTTCTGGATGGATTCCCTCTGATTCTTGGAGGGCTAAAAAAAGTGCTTCACAAAAAGCCAACTTTGTAAATCCTATGTTTAATCAAGCATCTGCTGAAAAAAGAAAAAACACAATAACAGGTAGGACTTTATCTGAGTCTCACAAAGCAAACATTGGGTTGGGTTCTATTGGAAATAAAAGTCGCTTAGGCTTGAAAAACACAATAGAATCAAACTTGAAAAGATCAGATAATTTGCGCGGAAACAAGCATTGTCTTGGGATTGTGCAAAAACCAGAGTCTAATAAAAAAAGATCAGAATCTTTGAAAGCGTATTGGGCGCTTAAAAAGTCATTAATTTAGGAACTGATATGACCATTACCAAAAGAATCCTGACGGGCATTAAAGAAACACTTGAGACTGGCGCAAAGGTCACGATTGACTTGCGTGAAGCGTCTGCAATCACAGGCTCTGGTGACGGGGTTGGTGGTCGTACATATTTTGATGATGCGTTCGCCGCACTGCGCTATGCAAACCCATTTAGGCAGTTTGCTCGCGTGATGAAGGTTGACGGGTCATCTGTGCAGTTCGTTGCCAAGACTGGTAACGCTACAAGCGCAAACCCTTGGGGTTACACATTCACCCCCAACAGCGGTTCTCCCAACACTGACACGACTATTTGGCAACTGCCAACTCGCGTCATTACTGCTCAGTTGCCAATCCGTACTGCGGTGCTGACTGACGTAAATTACTTGAACGAAACTTTGGTCGATGATCTTGCCTTGGAATTTGCCGCTGTTGAAGGCGCATCCATGGGCTTGAATGACGACCAAGCTGGAAGCACAACCACAAGCACTGGCGCAACCAATGGCTTGCGTGGCTTGAATAGCTACCCCGGCGCTGCTGGCGCATCGGCTGCTTACGGTACAAGCGGAACGGCAATCACCAACGGTCTGCATACCATTGCCACTGTTGGTCACGCAGCAACTGCTGTTGACTTAGAGTCATTGCAAGCTATGGCTGGCGCATTGCCCGGACAATACTGGAACCTTCCCGGTACTGCATGGCAAATGCACCCCACCTACATTACCGCAATTCGCGCCTATGCCCATAACGGCGGCACAGGCCCCTATTCGCTGGTTGAAACTGGTGAAATGGGCGAAGGGCCAGCGGTCAACATTTTGGGCTTCCCTGTCATTCCCAACCCTTACCTTGACCCGCACGGTACGGCTGGCAACATCCCAGTGTATCTTGCCAACTGGCCCCGTTTCTTGAGCATCATGGATGTTGAGGAAATGACTATTCAAGCGATGGAACAAACAAGCCCCGGTTTTGTTACTCTGTACGCTGAAAAGCGCATGGTGAGTTCCGTGCGCGATGTGTTTGCTGGCGTTCGTCTGATTGAGACTTAAACATGAGTTTCGATAACTATCAATACGCTGCGCCTTTCGGGGCGCAGACACGCAATCCGTTCAACTACTCAAAGTTTGAACAGATTGGCCGCGATAGTTTGACGCAGTGGCTGACCCTTGAACAAATCACACAACAGTTAAACCTGTTCAATGATGAAAGCCAAGACAGCTATTTGACGGGCCTAGAAGTGGCTACAAGGCAGGCAATTGAGGATTTCCTTGGTCTGTCTATCTTTCCGGTGTCTTATCGCGTGTATTACGGCTCTGAGAGCCTTGCTGCGTCACCTATAAGCCTTGACTTGCCAGAAGTGAGTCTGAACAACACTCCATCGCAAGCTGGAGTGACAATCACATCTGTCGGTTATTGGAATGATTCGTTCCCTCCGACCTTTGTGACTGTTGGCGGGTCAAACTATTACTACGATGCCTCTGGCAACAAAGTGATTGTGAACAGCTTGCCCACGGACATCAATACTGTGATGACAGCACCTTTGATTATTGAATACGCTACTGTGGCAAACCCTCTTGCCTCGTATGCCGTGATTCAACAAGCTGGATTGCTGTTGTTGACGCACCTGTACAACAATCGTAGTGACACGACTGAAACCAAACTGAAGCAGATTCCGTTTGGTGTCGAGGCACTTTTGCGCCCATACAAAACTTTGGTGATGTAAATGGCAATTGCACGGTTTGAGAATATCGCTGTAAACAACCTCACTTTTGGTGAGTCTGATTTTGGCGAACAATCAACTACTCAGACCAAATGGTTTGATACCCGTGCGCGTGTCCACTCCGTTGCCAATAGCTTAAAGATTGCTGACAAATATCGGTTGTATCAAGACTTGGTGAATTTCACCTTGAACTACACACCGAATATCAAGGCAATCGTTGACAGGCAAGATTTGTATTCGATTACATGGCGTGGAAACGACTGGCGTATTGATAATGCCCGTGAAGCTGATGACCGCATGAGTGTGGTTATCATGTGCTACCGTACTGACCCTGTAACGGCGGTTTAAATGGCAACACAACAAAATCCGGTTCAATATGCAAAGGCTATTCAGTACCAACTGAACAGCATTGTCTCGCCTGTGCCTGTATATGCTGCGTTCAACCGCAACTTTGCATCACAGCCCAAGTTCGTAACATGGATGCTCCGAAATGTTCACCAACCAGTTTATACAGGCCCAGTTCAGTCGGTTAAAGGAATTGACCGCCCGACTTTTCAAATCTCTATTTTCACGCAGCAAATAGAAGACGGTTTCACAATTTCCAATCAGATATTACAATCTCTGCATGGTTATAGCGGGTTGTTTGGCGGGGCCACAAATGGTTTTCAAATCTCGAAAGCTGATGTGTTCTGGTTATATAACTCGTATAACAACGATGAAAAACTTGCACAGATTTTTCTTGATTGCACACTCGACATTCCAACATAAGATATTTGTTTAACTCTTTAAGGAACTCAAATGGCTCTCCCAAACAAAGTCTTACCCGGTTTTAGCGCAGCACTCTACTGCCAACCAAGTGCTTCTCCAACTGCTTTGACCACTTCCCAGTTGTCAACGCTGGCTAGTGTCGCCGCAATTGCCGTGTCCGGTAACTTGCTGCCTGTCGAAGCCATCCCTGCTTTTGGTCAAGATGACGCTGTTGCATCTTTCACTGTTGCTGGTTCACGACAGTCTGACAAGATTCCTAGCCAGTCTGCTCCTACGAGCTTGACAATTACCGCAGCTTGGAATCCATCTGACGCAAACCTGTTGTTGATGCGCGGTGATGCTTATTCTGGTGTTGTTGACCGTACTTTTGTGGTGTCTGCAACTGATGGCAGCAACATCGTTTATTACGCTTTTAACGCCCGTGTGAGCCAATTCCAAATTGACTCAGCCCCCGGCGCTGAAGCGAAATGTACCTTTACTGTTCACCCTCGCGGTAACCAGTATGGTTGGTCTAACAACGCCTAAGGAGTAAATCATGGCCGCACCAAACAAAATCCTACCCGGCTTTAGCGCATCCCTGTGGATGCAATCTGGAGCCACTCCTACTGCGTTCACCACTGCAAACTTGTCCGTTTGGACTGGTCAAGTAGCAACAATTGTTGGCACTGCTGCAAACGGTACTGGCGCTTCTGGCGTTTTGCTGCCTGTTGAGACTGTTCCAGCTTTCGGCCAAGATGATGCCGTGGCATCGTTCACTGTCGCTGGTTCGCGTCAATCGGACAAAATACCAAGTCAGTCTGCTCCCACAAGCATGACCATCACTGCCGCTTGGAATCCATCCGATGCCGCTTTGCTGTTGATTCGTGGCGATGCCGCTTCTGGCGTGATTGACCGCACTTTTGTGGTTGCCGCTGTTGATGGTGCTACCACCATTGCATACGCCTTCAATGGCCGTGTGAGTCAGTTCCAGATTGATGCTGCTCCCGGTGCTGAAGCCAAATGCACATTCACTGTTCACCCACGGGGCAACCAGTACGGCTGGTCGAACACATAATGCAAGTCTCAGAAGCCATTGAGATTATCGTTGGCACTTACGGCGACATTGAATCTGTCGCCCGTACTTTGCCAGTCGATGCCGCTGAAGTTGCTGGCGCTACCGCAGAGGCAGATACTGCTGAAGCTGTGGCTCTAGCCCTTCTGAAAAAATACAACCCATACACGCCACCCAAAACGACAAAAGTTTAAATATGAAAATACAAGATACGAGTGACCTGTTGAGTTACCTGATAACCCAATCCAGTGAACGCAAAGACTGGTTTGGGTTTACACAACAAAGGCTTACGGCAATTTCATTGGCCCATGAGATTGCCCGTAACCATGCCAATACAATCTCGCCAGAGCAAGCGGTGGATTACGCCATTGCCCTAAACGAAGCGATATATCAAAAAATCATCCGCACTACACGATAAGGAAATGAAATGACACGACTCTCTAGCGCCTTTGGCGACAAATACCAATCTCAATCAATGCGAACAAAGACGTTCGTATTGGGTGGTCACACATTCAAGGTTCGCGTCCCTTTGTCCAAGGAGATGGAGGAGCTTCAAGAGCGCGTCAACAAAATTGACGAGGCTGAAGCCAAGCGCCGCTTTGACAAGATGACAGCAAGTTTCCGTGGTGAGCCAATTGAAGGTGTCGTCATTTCGGAAGACGATGTTATTGTGGAAGGTCGTTCCACAAAAGAATTGGTCAACACAGTATTGACTGTTGAGTCCCGAATTGTTGAATACATCAAATTGCTTGTTCCTGAAACCGGAAACTTTGATGGCCTTACTTATGAAGAAGTTGAAGCTGAATGGCCGATGTCGGTGCAGCTTGAGCTTTTGAGTTCAATCTCTGAAGCAATCCAACCCGGATACAAAGATTCAAGAAAAAACTAATCCGGGACATCAACCAACAAGCCAGAGCGTATGTGTACGCTCATGGTGGATGTCCCGATGATATTCCGTCTGACGATTGGAGGAATATCGAGATATTGATAAGCGATGGCTATATTGGAAACAAAGCCATCCTTCTGGCTTTAAGTGCCTTGACGACAGGCAACTTAAACTCGAAAATGAAGCAGGGTTCTCAGGCGTTTACGATGAAGGATGTCCTACCATCAACGCATGAGTACATTGTCCCGCCAATGACAGAAGAAGAACAGAAAGCACAGGCTCAAAAGCAGCTTCTGGCCTTTATGTCTGCGAGTCCGGGCGCTGCTCCATATTTTGAGGCTTGACATGGCATACACATCAAATCCAAGAACATTCCAAATGGAAGGGTTCGCCGAACTAGAGCAACAGTTGTTGGCTGTTGGGCAAATGTATCGGACGGATTTGGTGGCCCGTCAAACGCTTTCCAAGGCTGCTAATGTGGCAATGATGCCAGTCTTGTATGCGGCTGCAATGGATGCGCCGTATGACGAGAAAAGTGATGGCCCAATCCATTTGAGAAACACCATTCGTCTGGATTCAAGGATTCCCACTGAAGCCGACAAAAGGTCGGATTATGTCAATGAAACTGACGCTGTAATTTCAGTGGTTTCTGCAAAGAAAAGTGCCGTTTCTTTATCTCAGGAATTTGGCAACGCAAGGACATCAGCACAGCCATTTTTGCGACCTGCGCTTGATTCTCATGCGGAGCAAGTTATTCAGTCTTTGAAGGAGCAACTTTCAACGATAATCCCTGAGTACGTTGCGAAATTGAACCGTAGAAGGAAAAAATAATGGCATCCAATAATATCGCCCGACTTGGTGTTGTCCTTGGAATTGACACGGCAGCTTTTACTGCTGATGTCGATAAAGCTATTGCCGAAAACAAAAAACTTTCTGCGGCAATTAAACGTGATTCAAATGCGGCTGCTGGCGCATTGGCAGACCTTAAAAATGCCACAGAAGATTATGGCAAAACATTGACTCGTGTTCAGCTTATGGAAAGAGAACTGAACTCTGGTCGATTCATGAACGCTTCCCCGCTTTTGAAGCAGCAGCTTTTAGACCAAGCCAAAGCATATGATGCAATTGCTGTCGCCCAAAAGAAGGTGACAACAGGAATGAATGAGCAACAGCGAATGGGCCTGATGTATCAGACTACTGACTTGTTCACTCAAATCGCTTCTGGCGGCAATCCACTGGTTGCTTTCATTCAACAGGGCGGTCAATTTAAAGATCAAATGGGTGGCTTTGCAAATGCGTTTAGAGTATTGACGGATTTGATTACTCCATTCAGTGTTGCAATGGGATTGGCTGGCGCATCAATAGCTGCTGTTGGCTATTCGTTCTACAAAGGCGGTCAAGATTCTGCAAAGCTGCGTGATGATTTAATTTTGACGGGTAACCTTGCGGGTACAACTGCAAGCAAGGTTCAATTGCTCTCCGTAAGCATTGGTGATGACTTGTCTATGGGTTACACAAAAGCCCGTGACGTTATCGGCTCTCTTGTTGAGGCTGGTTCTTTTTCAGAAAGGTCTTTTGATTCCGTATCAAGGACTATTCTGCAATTTTCCAAAGTTACTGGATTATCTGCAAAAGAGGCGGCAGATAAATTGATTCCATCATTGGATGGAACGGCAAGCTCTGCTAAGTCGCTTAATGACAAATATCACTTTCTGACACTTGCTCAGTACAAGCAAATCGAAGCACTTGAATTGCAAGGTAAGGCGCAAGAAGCAATTATCTTGACATTAAATTTGCTTGGTGAGAGTCTTACTTCTCAAGAGCGTCAACTTGGCACTGTTGAGAAATTGTGGAAAAGTCTTGGAGAGACAATCAATTATGTCAAAGAGGCAATCCTTAGTATTGGCCGTCCAGAAACAACTTCTGAATCATTGACAAAATTAGGTGTTGAAATTGCTCGTTTGAACTCGGAACTTGGTGGCACTGACACATCAAGCATAGCAAACAGAAGCGCCAACAAAGAGGCTCTTGCAAAAAAGCAAGCAGAGTTTGCCGCGCTTACTCAGAAGCTAGTAAGTGAATCAGAGGCCGCCGCCAAAAAAGGTGCTGACGCAGAAAAAAATTCAGCAGCCATTAAGGATTACAAAGATTTTGGCACAAAGTATGCGGCGCTGAATGGTGAACTTGCAAAAGCAATTGCTGATGCAAATTATGCTTATGCCGTTCAAGGTGCAAGTGAAACTGAAAAGTTGCGCTTGGAAATGCTGAAGAAAACAGGCGAGGCTGAAGCGGAAATTAACGCAAAAAATGAACAAGAAAAGGGCAAGTTCTCTGTCAACAATCGCAAAATTCTTATTCAAAAATTGCTTGCTATTGATGCTGACTACTCAGACAAACTTGAGCAACTCAGGTCTAAAGACAAAATCTCTTTGAATAAAGGTATTGAGGCTTATCGCCTTGAGCAATTAGAAGTAATCAATGCGGAAATGCGTCAAGCTGCGGCCAATGATATTGCCTATAAAGCTCAGACCAAAACGCTTGAACAGCAAAAGGAAATGCTTGTTCTGAAAAGCACCCTTGTTGCCGAAACAGAGAAAGATGCAAAACTTGCTGAAATTGCTTTGAAGTACGAGCAAAAGCGCAAAGACATCAGGTATATGCCCGGTGAAGAATCAATGCTTCAGCAATTGAACCAACAAGAAGCTCTTGAAAAGTTCAACGTCCAAATTGAAGATAGCACCAAGAAAACAAAAGAGATGTACGACTCTGTGTGGGGCAACATGGCAAACGCCATCGACAACTTTGTCAAGACTGGGAAACTGTCGTTCAAGGATTTGGCAAAGAGCATCATTCAGGATTTGATTGCGATTCAGATGAAGGCTCAAGCTACTGGCTTGTTTAATATGCTTGTTAAATCGTTTACTGGTGGGGGCATTTCAGGCCCATCAACAAGCGCATCAACTTATGACAGTTCCATACAAGAGTTTGCTGATGGCGGAAGTCCTCCCGTTGGGAAAATGAGTCTTGTTGGCGAACGAGGCCCAGAGTTGTTTATCCCAAGTACAGCAGGGACTATCATTCCCAACAATGCCTTGGGCAACATGGGAAGCACTACCAACGTCACAAACTACAACATCAATGCCATTGACACCAAATCGTTTGAAGACCGCTTGTTGGGAAGCTCAATGGCTGTGTGGGCGGCTAACCAATATGCTGGCAAATCAATGCCTACGAATTTCGGGAGAACATAATGGCAGGCTTTCAAGATATTTTTGAGATACAGCAGTCCATGACGGTGCAAAACCGTAGGACTGTTGGGCAGCAGGTAAGCCGTTCCGGTCAAGTTCGTGTGGCGCAATACCTTACGTCTGTGCCGTGGGTGTTCACCATCACGCCGCACAATTACTTGTACTACCCGCAAGTTCGCGGCATTATCCAAGCTATTGATAATCTTGACCGCCAATTGCCAGAGGTGATTCAATTCAACAGTTCCAAACTGTCGTGGTTTACCGCAATGAAAGGAACTGCAACGACATCAGTTTTGGCTGCAACCCCGGCAGCAAACACTCAAACCTTGACGCTGACATCAAACGGCACATTCAAGGCTGGCGATTTCATTATGATTAACGGCTACACCTACAAGGTTACCGCTGATTCTGCTGGAACAACTGTTTATATTCATCGACCTTTGATTGGTGCGCCTTTGTCTGGAACAACTGTTTATCTTGGAAACGCTTGCACTTTCAATATGCTTGCACAACAATGTCCCACATACACATTGAACCCAATGACCAATGGTGCTTTTGTCCAATGGGATGCGCCATTTGTCTTTCGTGAGAACATTACAGTATGAGTACAACAATGACCGCGCTGGATAGCTCGTCTATTCGGCAAGTTGAATTTATTAGGCTGACCATGCCTTCTAATACATATACGTTCTGCAACGCCGCAGCACCTATAACCGTCAACAGCATCACATTTAGCAACCTTGGCAGTTTGCTTCAGTTGGGCGACATCAAGAGCAACATCAAAGCAACAAGCTCTGACTTGTCCATTTCATTGGCTGGCGTGGATGGAACAAACATTTCAATCGTTTTGAGTTCTGGTATTAAAGGCTCAAAAATTGAAGTGTGGCGTGGATTTCTTGACTCCAACAATCAAATCATCACAACACCAACCCAACAGTTTTTCAAACGGTATCAGGGTATTGTCTCCAACTACTCCATCACAGAAGACTGGAATGAGGAGGCCCGAACTCGTGTTGCCACTGTTGGTTTGTCTTGTGCCTCGTTTCGGACAATCTTGGAAAACCGTGTTGGTGGACTTCGCACAACGCCAAACAGTTGGCAATCTCAATATCCCGGAGATACAAGCATGAATCGGGTACAGTCGATTGCTGGTGCTTACTTCAACTTTGGTAGCCCTGTGACTTCTTCTGTCAGTCAATCAACATCAAGTACGCCATCACAAAAGACATTTGGACAATGATAAGACACGCTACAAGACACGATATACCCGCGCTGGTATGGATGATGCGGGAATACGCAAAAGAGGCTCCTGTGCCTGTTTTGGCTAATCCTGATAACCACAATGAGGAACACGTTGGCAACTTGATATTTCAGATGCTCAATGGGCGCGGATTTATTCTGATTGACGATGACCACCGGGGCATGATTTGCGCCATCATTACAAGCAATGTTTGGAGTCCACGGGTTCTGGAGTTGCGTGAGTTGGCTTGGTGGGTAATGCCAGCGCATCGCGGAAAGTCAATTGGCGGCAGACTTTGGGTAAAGTTTGACGAAATAGCACAAGATATGCTGAACACAGGCCGAGTTGATTTTGTCTGCACAACAGTGATGGCAAACTCGCCTTTGATAGACTACACCAAGCGCGGATATAAACCGCTTGAAGCCACATTCTTTAGGGACTAAAAATGCCATCGTCACTTATTCTTATGGCAGCGGGTTTTACAACAGCGCAAATTTCTGCTCTTAGTTTTTCAATGCTTGCATCAAGATTTGCAATCAACTTTGCAGTTTCGGCTTTGCTAACTCGCGCATTTGCTCAAAATTCAGGTGCAAGTCAAGCTGTTGACAACGGAGTTCGCCAGCAAGTCCCTCCATCATCCAGCAACAGCATCCCAGTTGTTTATGGTGACGCATATTGTGGCGCTAGATTTGTGGACGCTGTATTAAGCACAGATAACAAAACCATGTATTACGTCATGGTGGTTTCGCATATCAGTCCAAATGGTCAATTTAGTTTTGATACAACAAAAATGTATTGGGGCGACCGTTTAATAACATTTGATGGAACAGACCAAACAAAGGTTGTGAGTTTGACTGATGGTTCTGGCAACGTAGACACAAAGGTTAACGGCAATCTTTACATCAATCTTTATACATCTAATCAATCTGGCGTTATTACATCGGCAAATGGCGCTTCTGCACCATCATCTGTAATGGGTGGTAGTGATATTCCTTCAGGTCTTGCTTGGCCTGTTTCAAATAGACAAATGAATGGCTTGGCTTTTGCAATTGTCAAACTCAATTACAACCAAGATGCTCAAACAACTTCAATGCAGACGGTAACATTTCGTGCAAAGCATTATTTGAACGGCGCTGGATGTGCAAAACCCGGTGATGTTTGGTATGACTACATCACAAACGGATGGTATGGCGGCGCAATGGATACAAGCCTTGTCAACGCCGCATCTGCAACCGCACTAAATACATATTCTGACGCGACTATTCCATATAACGGGGGTGCGTTTACACAGCCACGCTATCGAATCAACGGCGTGATTGATACTGGTCAAAGTTGTTTGAACAACATCAATCAAATTATGGCTTCCTGTGATTCATGGAACCAATACAACAGTGCGCTTGGTCAATGGAGTGTGGTCATTAACAAAGCAGAATCGACTGGATATGCTTTTGATGATTCCAACATTGTTGGAGAGATTCGTGTCAGTGCTTATGACATCACTGGAAGCATTAACCAGATTGAAGCTCAATTTCCAAATGGCACAAACAAAGACCAAACTGATTTGGTTTATTACGAAACACCATCTGGTCTTTTGTATCCCAATGAGCCAGTAAACAAGCAGTCAATTCAATTGCCGTTGGTAAATGATTCTGTGCAAGCTCAATATCTTGCCAACAGGATTCTTGAGCAAGCGCGTGAAGACTTGATTGTGTTTATTAGCACAACTTATGTCGGCATCCAAGTAGACGCTGGTGATGTAATTTCAATTACCAATTCTTCTTATGGCTGGAACGCCAAATTGTTCCGTGTAATGTCAGTGTCAGAAGTCACATTGGCTGATGGCAATCTTGGCGCATCGTTTGAATTGAACGAATACAACGCACAGGTTTACGACAACGCAGACATTACAAAATTCAGCACAGTACCAAACACAAACCTTCCAGACCCATCATTCTTTGGGACTATTGCTGCTCCTACGGTTGCATCTTCATATCCATTTGCTGCCGTTCCTAGCTTTAATGTGCAGCCCTACATGGGTTCTGCCAGCTTTGCAACGTATGTGGAAATTTGGTATTCGGCTTTCAGTTCGCCTTCAACATCGCAGTTATTCTTGGGCGGCATAACTGCAATTCCAAGCAACGGTGTTCCATACGTTGTTGGTCAAACATTGCCAACTGTTAATTTATCAATACCCGCTGGCAACTGGTATTTGTTTTCAAGAATCATAAACCCTACCGCAACAAGTCAATTTTCTCCAGCGTCTACTGTGTTTTCTTGGAGGCCAACTACATTCCAATATACGGATAGATATTTGGCTGTTGCATACGCTGACAACTCAACAGGCACATCAGGCTTTAGTTATAGCGCAAGGAATAAGTCTTATTACGGGTTATATAACAACACAACAGCAAACGGCGGGACAAACCCTGCTTTGTACACTTGGTATCAATCACCAGTAAATTTCAGCACTGCAAATTATTTGCTTTATGCCAGTCGGCAAAACAGAAAATTTAGTTTCAATGTAGGCAATGCTGGATATTCTTCTTTGGGTGGTTCTTTTGTTCCACTTGAATCAAGTGTATACGACCAAAGCCTATGGTCTGGATTGATTGACCCAACTGGCTCAAATCAAAGTTTTATTGACTTGGATGAAAAAACAGGTCAATTGATTTCCGCTGGATATTCTGGCGCAAGCATAAATGACGGGTTTTTAAATGTTGTAAACAATCCTCAAGGCCAAATGAAAGTTGTCTTGCAAGACTTCTTGAATTTTGGTTCTGGCATTTATACAAAATCATTTACCGCCGCAACATTAACTATTGACGTATATGGTCGGGTAGTTGGCTTCCAAGAACAAGATCAGTTTTACTACACTGAAACTGTTTATACCGCGACATCTGGACAAACATCATTTAGCAACACACACACTGTTGGCTGGATTCTTGTGTTCCGTAATGGTCTTTTGCTTGATACAACAGAATACACAGAAACATCTACAACTGTTGTGATGTCAAATGCCTGTGTGACAGGTGAAACTGTTGTGATTATTTATATGCGTGGCGTAAGCACCTCGGCGGCTTATGTTGACACAAACATGGTAATTGCTTCAAGTACTACAAACACAATCACATATTCTTCTGCTCCTTGGCAAATCATCAATGCTGGTGATGTGTTGACATTCTCAAATACTGGAACACCAACAACATACACGGTTGCAAGCATAAATACAACAACCAAAGTTATTACATTTACAACTTCAATATCTGGGGCGACTGCTGGTTTGCAGGTTTACATTTATCGGGCAGCAAGCTCAAACTATGCGCCGTTTAGCAGATACACACAAAGCGTTTCTGCAATCTCGTCATTTACGCCAACAACGTATGCTGTGCAAAATGGCGCAGAATCAATTTACGTCAATGGATGCCAATTCAATGATATTGATTACAACATCACGGGCGCGGCAATTGATGGCTTCCCCGCTGTATTGACTGGAAATTTGACCGTCATTATGTATGCTCCAAACAACTTGAATGTCCCGGCAAGTAACATTACAAACACGGTGGCTTATTCAACGACTGGACAAACAACATATCCATTTGCAAGCAATCCATTGTCAATGGAAGTTTATGCAAACGGGGCTATTTTGGCAAAAGGTTCTGGTTATGATTACACGCCAAGTTCCGTTAATTACAACCTTTCCACCGCTTTTAATAACAATTTAACATTGCTAAATCAGCAGACTTTTGCTAGGATTGGCGCAGCATAAGGATGTCACAATGACACAAGCATACAATTTATCGCAACTTGCAAACAATCTAAACACAGCGGGTCAGCTTGATGCTACTGATGGTTTGGTTAATGCTGTACCTATCGCAAATGGTGGTACTGGCGCATCTACGGCAAGTGCGGCAAGAACAAATTTAGGTGTTGCAGTTGGAACGGATGTTCCAAGCGTAAATGGAACTGGTGCGACCGGAACGTGGCCCATCAATATTTCCGGTACGGCGACAACTGCATCATCCGTAACAACAACCAATTGGACAATAACTGAAGTCAGTGGTCAATTGGTATTTAAATATGGCGGCACGACCAAGTTCATCATGGACGCCACTAACGGCATCAGCGCAATCTAAGGAGCAATTTACATGACCATTACAGTAGCCGGAACCACAATTACATTCAATGACAGTACAACACAGACTACGGCAGCACCTTGTAAAGCGTGGGTGCGCTTTGATGGAACAACAGGAACTAGGGCTGGTAGTTTTAACGTCAGTAGTGTTACCGTAAACGGTACTGGTAGTTTTACTGTTAATTTTTCTTCAGCTTTAGCAAATGCCAATTACAGTTCAGTTGTTACTCCGGGAGATGGAACATCTGTTGGTTATGGTACTCCAACGGCTTATGCGTCTACTTTTGCGACTGGTTCTTTTAATATATCAACAAGAGCAAGTGGCAGCCCAACTTCCTTTACGGCTATTTCTGCCGCTGTTTTTGATTAACCTATACGAAAGATTTTTATGACAAGTGTAATTGTTTTTACAAATGATGTAGGCGGGGTGTCTGTATGTATTCCAACGGGAGAATTATCTATTGAGGAAACACAGGCTAAAGATTGCCCTGAAAATTCTTATATTGTGGACGCATCATCAATTCCACAAGAAAATAATGATTTTTTTGATGCGTGGGAACAGACAAATGGAGTCGTTACTGTAAACATCTTTAAAGCAAAAGCAATTACCAAAGCCCGGCTTCGTGTTGAACGAGAACCACTGCTTGCGGCACAAGATGTTTTATTTCAACGCGCACAAGAAAATGGCTCGTCAACCATTGCAATTGTTGCTGAAAAGAAGCGACTTCGTGACATCACGCTTTTAGCGGATAATGCTGAAACACTTGATGATTTACGCGCAATTAAATGCTAACATAGCATCATAAAGACAAGACAGCATCCGTCCCCTGCCAGTAGGCGGGGAGCGTCACCACCTGAGAACGGGGAAAACTGTGGCAGTCTTTAACAAAAATTCAATCACGCAAGTAAGCGGGTTTAATAACCCCTGTATTACTGGCGAACTGGTCTATCAGCAAAAAACGTACTGGAACCTCGTTCTTACGTCTGAAGACGGTACAACTCCAGTCAATTTGACGGGCGCGACAATCAACGCACAGATTGTTCGGCGCACACTTACCAACGTCCAAGACACTCGTTATGGTTTGTCTTTTGACATTGGCAACTACACTCCGACACCAACTGCAATTCCATTGACGATTTCCAATCGTGTGGATGCCACTGGCTCTTTCACGCTTGTGATTGATGATTCGTCTTGGAGCCTTGTGGACACTGACGCTGAAATGGCAATCAACTCTGCCACTGGTGCTGGTTTTTCTGGACGCATCAAAATCAGCTTTCCATTAAACGGCGTTACTCCAGCAGAAGACAACATTATTTTCTTGTTGTTTATTGTCAGGTCTGATGGCATCGTAAAAGTCTAAGGAGGCATCATGGCTAATTTGACCATTAGTGCCGTTCCAAGCAATACGACAGTCACAGTACAAGACTCAAACAACATTTTGTTGAATGTTCAACCGACTGCGAGCGTTAAAGTTGCCGTCACGCCGACACCAACACAAATTGTTCAAATCAATCGCGGGGTTCAAGGGCCAAGCGGAAGCAACATCATTGGCGGGTATCCGGTAAGTATTGCCGATGCTCAAAATTATGATGCGCTTATGTTTTTAGACAATCAATGGGTAAACATCCCACAAGTTGAAATCGCTGACGGCGGTAATTTTTAAGGAGCCTTAATCATGTCAAACACAATCCGAATCAAACGCCGCGCAAACGGTGGTGGCGCTGGCGCTCCTAGTACGCTGGCAAACGCTGAAATGGCGTTTAACGAACAAACGAACGTACTGTACTACGGCACAGGCACAGGCGGCTCTGGTGGCTCTGCAACCTCAATCATCCCGATTGCTGGCAATGGCGCTTTTGTTGACTTGTCTACCGACCAGACCATTGGCGGCAATAAGACATTCAGCAATGCAATTGTTGGTGCTATCACTGGCAACGCTGGCACTGCCACTGCTTTGGCAACTGGTCGCACTATTGCAATCACTGGCGACTTGGCTTACACAAGCCCATCGTTTGATGGCACAACCAACGTCACTGCCACTGGCACTTTGGCTACTGTCAACAGCAATGTCGGCACATACACCAAAATCACAATCAACGGCAAGGGCTTGGCTACTGCTGGTTCGCAAGCAAGCCTGTCTGATTTGTCATCGCCTACAAGTTCTTTCAGCTTTGGCAGTCAAAACCTGACAAGCCTTGCTGACCCTGTGAATCCTCAAGATGGCGCAACCAAGAATTACGTTGACTCTGTTGCTCAAGGTTTGAATGTCAAACAGGCTTGTGTTGCCACCACAACTGGCGACATTACTCTATCTGGTTTGTCCACTCAAGCTGGTGGCGACTGGGGTTCTTCTTTGTCGTCTGGTGCGCGAGTGTTGGTAAAGAATCAAACCCTGTCGCAGAACAATGGCATCTATGTTGCTGACGCAAGCACATGGACACGGGCCATTGATGCAAACACTTGGAACGAACTGATTTCCGCTTTCACGTTCATTCAGACTGGCACAACTGAAGCTGACACTGGTTGGGTTTGTACTGTTGACGCTGGCGGTACGCTTGGCACAACTCCAATCACATGGGCGCAATTCTCTGGCGCTGGCACATACACTGCTGGCACAGGCTTGACATTGAGTGGTTCGCAATTCAGCATCACAAACACCGCTGTAACTGCCGCTTCTTATGGCAACGTGAACGGCACTCAGCTTGCCACATTCTCTGTCAATGCTCAAGGCCAGTTGACTGCTGCTGCAACATACGACATTAACGTAGACGGCGGCACTTATTAAAATCAACCCTGCTATATAGCAACAGAAGGGAAGCCACATGGCTAACAAAATTCAAGTCAAGCGTTCGGCAGTTGCCAGCAAAGTTCCGGTAGTTGCCGACCTTGACCTTGGTGAACTTGCAATCAATACATTTGATGGCAAATTGTTCATGAAGAAAAACAATGGAACCGCATCTATTGTTGAGCTTGGTCAAACTGGCCCTGCGGGGCCTACTGGCCCAACGGGTTCAAC